ATATGCGCTGTATTCTCGCTATACCCAGCAATTAGAGCGCTTTTCCGCTTACTCTTACCCTGTAAACGTGTTTCTATGTACTTTTTTGTCTTCTCTATTCCCTTAGGATTGAACATACAATAAATTCTATCACGTGAAACGTTTAAAGTCAAGTGCTATTATAGCGCAAAAAAACGCCCTTTTGAGGCGTTTATTTTATAAGTCATTTAATTCTATCAAGGCGCGTATTATAACATATATCCCTATGATATAAAGCAATAGCGTCATATTAGTATGTTGTTTGTTCTATGTCTTCTAGCATATCTTCTATTTGTGTGCGTAGCTTGTCATGTTCTTTTTTGGATAGTCCGAGCGTGTCGAGGCTTTCTATTGCTAGTTTTACGTCGTTTAAGTCTCCAATGAGTGGGATAAATAGCTCCAATTCTTCTTTATTCATAAGTTTATCGCCTATATGCGTTACTAGTTCCAACATCTTGCCCTAGTGTCATGTTCTCTTTAATTGTTTTACTTGTTTTATACACCTCAAACATAATATCGCCACTTGTATAATCGAGTATTCTTTTTACTTCAATATATACATCTTTATATTTTTTTTGTATCTGTTCTAGTGTCAATAGTTTTTTATTCATAATTATAATATACCGTTTTCAATAAATTCATCTTTTAAATTAAACTTTGCCCCAAGTGCGTCAAACACTATATGCCAGTTGTTCATCTCTTTATAAGATAGATTTTGCCCACTCACCCATCTTTGCCAGTCTATAGCATACTGTCTCACTTGCTCCTGTGTTGTTGCTTGCATAACTTGTTTTATATTCATATTGTATTTTTAGTTATAAACATTCGTGCGCCTTGTAGTGTGCGAAACACACGCCCTAAGGTGTAGAAGGTTGTGCCGTTTGATAATATTTGCGCGTGTTTGTACGTGCTGTGATACTTTTTAAGATATTCTAAGTATTGCATACTAGTCTTTATAATTAATACCGTTACGTGTTCCGAAAGATGGATATATTTCCGCTTTTGCGTCTTTATAGCCATTGTTGTATCTATCTTGCGTGGTTACTTCTAGATTTTTCTCAAGTCTCTTATTACCCCATGTTAGTGTTAGCCCTGTATTGTCGTATTCTTCCATTGTAAACAGAATACCGTCAACGGCGATACAGTCTAGGCTTTTCTTGTATGTATTAAACTTACTTCTCCAGTGATTGTGATATTGTCCTTGTAAAAACTTTTCAAACGTCTTAACGTCTTTAAAGTTATGAAATGCGTATTTTTTGATTTTATTCATACTAATATACTGTTTCTCTTTTTAATGTTTCATCATGTGACAATTCATAATCAGCGTCTACCTCTTTACTGTAAGAAAACGCACTCCAACCTGTGCCCCAATCGTATATAGGCATAATATCTAAGTCAAGCAATTTACTGTGTCCTACTCTTACGCCGTACTCTTTGAGGCGCTCTAGTTCGTACTCGTTCGCGTTTATAATAAAGTACTGGTACGCCTCGAGTGTGTTTCTACCTTCGCCACAACATTCATCACATGATTTATTTTCTTTTTCTCCTGTGCCCTCACACACCTCGCAGTCAATATAGAAAAGTTCAAAATTGTCTTCAATAAATGATTCGTCAACCTCTGTTATGTTGTTGCACATAATCATAGAAAAATCTTTGAAAAGTGCGTTGCGTGTGATGTAAACTGTCTTTTTTGTAATTTTCATATTTATTTGCTCATATAGAGCGTCTTGCCTCCTAGTGAAAGGATAGCACAACCGTGTAATGTTGGCTATACTAAGAGGCAAAGGCTTTATACCAAACTGTACGCTTGCGCTATCACATGCCACGCTTGCGCCCCGTAGTAGTTCCTTTTACCGTCCCAACCTACAAACATTTTTAATTCATTATTATATTTGATTGTCATGTTTTTTGTGGTTATGTAATCAGCATATACCCGAGCTATAGCATAGTCAAGCGTTTTTCCACATCTCACAATGCAACAAAAAAACCATTCTGTCGAATGGCTTTCTTTATAACGTTATTTAGTCTTTTTTACTTGACTTTTTCGGCTTTTGTTTCTCATGGAAAAGCCCCAATAAAACAAAATCGTTACTTATAACAGTACGTAGTCCCTCTGTGTCGAGTACCTCGCGTATACCCTGCACACCATCTTCAAAATTCATCTTTTTATCTTTTGAGTACTGCCAAAGTAGTGCACCATTGTAAACCGCACGATACCACACATCTTTTAGGTCGTCAATTGTATAGTTGACTTTTTTAATTTTTGTGTTATTGACAACTTTAATTTTTGTGTTGTTGTTTTTTTTCATTTTGAGATTTACTATATACGCACTGTCAAAATTGGATTATTTTCCAGATTTCTTACCACCCTTCTTACTTTTAGGCTCTTCGGTAACTTCCTGTACAGGAGTAGGAGCTTCTGGAGCAGGGGTAGTCTCTGCGAAGAGGTCTTTTATATTGAGTCCAGGTACAAGGTCAATGCCGTATTTCTTACTAGCATCTTGTACGATTTTCATAAACGCAACATATCGTTCTTGTAGTGTTTTTGGTTTTTTAAACATATTGAGGATATTCATAATTAGGATATTTCTTTTTTAATTGTTGGAACTTGTTATATATTTCTTTGATTTTTTCTATATGGAACCAGTCATCGTCTTTAGCGTACACTTGGACATCTTTTTTTAATTCTAGTAGGAACTTCTTACCATATCTCCTTTCAAGTTCTTTACCGAAAGCGTAGCCTACGTCTTGTCCACCCCATCCGTTACCTGATTTACTTTGTAGATGGATGTTCTTATCAGAGAACCCTGAGTAGACACCGTGACCAGCCATTGATATGTAGTGTCCAGCGTCACCATCTCGCCAGTGTCTTACTTTCTCTCCAGAGTCTACGAACGTGCCGTATAGGATGAAATCGCGACACCGAGTATAGTCAGATAGGATGCTCCAAGACTTAGCTTTAAGACCAGCATATCTCCCCTTAGTTGGTATTTTACCGTAGTAAGGGATGTTCTCTTTAATGTACTGCTTAGCTTGTTTTGTCATTGTCTAGGAGTAGTCTAATGTATTCTGATAGGGAGTAGCCTTTCTTCTTAGCTTGCTTCTTCTTTTCAGTCTTATACTTCAACGTGGCTCGAACCATAATGAAATCGCTTTTAACTTCTTTCATGTAATAAAAGTTTATCATATTATTATAGAATTGTCAATACTGTGGATAAAGGGGGTTGACTTTTACAGAAGTGCGTATATACTGGTCTTATAGCAATAATATTTATGTATAAAGTAATCAAACGAGAAGTTTTTAAAAACGGTGAGCTTACAGAAACTGAGTACGAGATATGGAATAGTAATTATTTAGAGATGACAGTTGGTTCAGGTGACTTGGAAGAATTTAAAAAAGTAATAGAAGACACTCGATAATATATAATAACCTAAATGAAAACAATTAATTTGAATAAAGAAAACTGCCCATATTGTGATTTTACATTAGAAATTACTGGAGATTCAGACAGAAGTGTTTTTAATTGGCATTTAGGAGGTCACGGAGAAAGTCTCCATGATGATGAGCAGATTAGTGTATTAGAATCTGAATTTAATATGAACCATATTGCAATTGAAAATCCTGAATGGGTAAAGATGCTGTATGGAATAAAGTCAGAAACAGATAAGGAATCTGTTGTAAATCTAATTTGTAGCAGAGTAGACAAGTTAATTAAGGAACTAAAAAGAACAGATGACTGCGAACATCAATGGGAAGTAACACTTACAAACAAGAAACAATTTAACTATTGTACTCAATGCATGAAATGTGAAGTGTTTACTATATAACAATAAATAACATGCAAGAAGCTCTCTTAAATCTCCTCACAGCTCTCACACTCCTCTGTGTAGGATATATCCCTTTATGGTTGCCGAGTGTGATGGTTTATAAAATATTAAAATAAAAACATGAAAAAACAAATCATTCGCCACGGAGAAGTAATATTAAAACCTGAATTATTACCAGAAGGTGCGCAGCTTGTAGAAATAACAAAGAAACACATTGTTGCTCACAGTGAAACAGGTCATCATCACGTTTTGGAATCAACATTAAAAGATATTAAAATCTATACCTTTAATGGTGATAAGTACATCGAGATACCCACAGTTGCAGAGTTATGGCATCAGAAGACAGGTAAAGATGTTCATACTCCTCACAAGGTAGCACCTAGTGTGTACAAGATTGTGATTAAAAAAGAATTTAACTACTTCTCAGGTTTGCTCCAGAGAGTACGGGACTAGTATGTTGGAAATAAATGGTTTTCAAATTGACCCACAAAAGTATATAGATAAGTGGACAAACTGGGCGCTAGAAGCTACACCAGCAACAGATGAACAGGTTATTGCAAATATAAAAACACTCTATAAGAGAGCTGGTTTGAAAGAACCCAAAGTAAAAGTATTTCGTGATTATGATAAGTTTATGCAAATTGATTGGGATAGTGTGGGGGCTAGTGTGGGGAATAGTGTGGGGGCTAGTGTGAGGGCTAGTGTGTGGAATAGTGTGAGGGATAGTGTGAGGGCTAGTGTGTGGAATAGTGTGAGGAATAGTGTGGGGGCTAGTGTGTGGAATAGTGTGAGGAATAGTGTGGGGAATAGTGTGAGGGATAGTGTGAGGGATAGTGTGAGGGATAGTGTGTGGAATAGTGTGAGGAATAGTGTGTGGAATAGTGTGGGGAATAGTGTGAGGGATAGTGTGGGGGCTTGGTATTGGGCGGAAGACTTAGGATTTGCTGATGTATTTGTAGATACTAATGTTTTGTCAAGAGAAAAAGCAGATGAACTAAAAGAATACAAAAAGTTATTAGAGACACAAAGAATCGCAATGCTACTACTAGATATTGCATATGTGCTAGTTGCACCAACAATACGAAGAAATGATGAAGGACAATTGAGTAACGACCAGAAACCAGCAGTTGAATGGGAAAACGGTACGGGGCAATATTATCTTGATGGTGTTAATTTACAAAAAGAAATCTGGCAAAAGATTATTTCAAAAGAAATGTCACTTTCTGAAATAATGAAGATAGAAATTTCAGACCAAAGAACTGTTGCACTAAAATACAACCCACAAGCAATTATTAAAGAAAATGCAAAACTGGTACATAAAGATGACCGAGGAAATGAATTATATCTGGTAGAAAGCAGTGAAATAAACAGGATAACCGAGTTCCCAAAGATGTACTTCCTTAAAATGACCTGTCCAACGGGGCGCATTTTCATAGAAGGAGTGCCGCCAGACGAGGCTGAAAAGAATCCAAACGCTACAGATATGCAAGCCTTCTTATGCGGGCTTACAAAAAGTGATTATCAATCAATGATAATGGAAAGTTAACCCCCACACAACATAGTATGAAACAAGAAATATTAAAAATACTTACGTATCAACAAACCATAACAAATCAAGGAATTAACTATACAGGAGAAAAAGACTGGGCATTAAATAAACTTCTAAAACTCTTTGAATCCGAAGTCGACCTCGCAGTCTCAAAGGAACGAGGGAGGATTGTAGGTGAGGTTAAAAAAAGAAGTTCATTTTTTAAAACAATAGTTAGTGAGTGGGGTGATATATATATTGATATTGTAAAAGGAATTACGGAAGATGACATTATCAACCTCATAAACACCAAGTAGTATGGAAAAGAAATATGCAAAAGGAGATAAAATATACGTTGGTGAGTGTGATGGTTTATAAATTAACACATTAAAATTATGATAGAAATAATAGCTTGGATATTGATAGTACTTTGTGGAATAAGTGTTTTGGGTACACCGCTTCTTTTTGGGGAAACTAGAATTAGAACATACGGCTATTCGTTTTGGTTACAACAGATTCTTTCAGCTACGTTGACTGTACTTGTGTGCGCTAGAGTGCTTGGTTGGTTATAAATTAACGCGCTGATTATGCAAAAACAAAAACTAAAAGTAGAAATTGAAGTTTGGGATATAAATGTAGAACAGATACAAAAATACGAAAATGGTAACGGGTCAGGAAACTGGAGTTTTTCTTTTAGATACCGCAAAAATGGTGGGAATTGGAAATATGGTAAAAAAGATGGTTCATGGGGTTCGCAAACAAAAGCTCACTTCAAAAGAGTGATGAATAACGGATATGCTGCCGAATGTGTAATGCAAGATTTATTCTAAATTAACAAGGTAAATATGCGAGAAATTAAATTTAGAGCTTGGGATAAAACAGAAAAAGTAATGTTACATTGGGATTTTATTGAAGACGATATGCTTCCGACAGTTCTGAGTTATGGGGATTTCATTCCAATGCAATACACAGGACTCCACGATAAGAACGGAAAGGAAATATATGAGGGAGATATTGTCAAAACACACCTTGGAACTGATAAAAGAATTAAATTCCTTGATACTTTTGAAAAGATAGATTTTAAAGATGGATGCTTTATTGTGAATAGTATTACTTGTAAGGGGCAATGGAACGAATTGTATAAAGAAACCAACAGAATCGAAATCATCGGCAACATTTACGAAAACCCAGAATTACTTAACCCCCACACAACATAGTATGGAACAAACAAACGCGTCAGAAGAAATAATAATACAGGAAATAGCGATGGAGGTTGAGAGCGAGTTTCAGCTTGGTGGTCTCTCAGATGGTTTGTACTTCACATTTGCAGCTGAGGTTGCCAAAAGATATGCCTCTATCGCAGTCTCAAAGGAACGAGAACGAAGAGATGCACAGATAATAGAATTTATAAACTCTGGAGAGCCTGCACCGTGGAATGATACTGGTTGGTCGGTAGAACTTTCAGATGTAGAGAAATTTATTAAAAACACCAAGTAGTATGACAGAAACAAGGCAAAAAACAGTTTATGAGGGAATGCCTGAGTTCATAAAAAATGCAATAGATACAGGTATTAAAAAAGCAACAGAGGAAGAACTTGAGAACGCTAAAAAGAGAATTGACGAAAGAAAAAGTCAAATTATTGCAGGTGTATTACTCCATGTGCAAGAGCAAATAAACTTCCACAACAATGGAACTACGCTGAACATAGACATAAAACTTACCAAATAACCCCACATGAAACAACTTATTGAACAACAACGTGAAGAATTTGAGGACTTATTTTGCGATAGAGAAATGGTCGTAAAAGATGGAATTACCCAAATAAAATACAAACCAACGCAAGATGCTATCTTTGACTGGCACAAACAAAGCCTCAAACAATTCATTGATGAACTGATAGAGTTTGAAGAAAATATGTTACCAGATGAATGTGATTGCACTGGTGCGAAATATGAGTGTGAACACTGGGGAAGGCACGAAACGATAAACGAGAGTATCGCCCACCTTAAAGAACTAAAAGAACAACTTAATTGATATGAAAGACGTTGTAATACAAGGAGACTGTTTGGAGGTGATGAAGGAAATACCAGATAAGAGTGTGGACATGATACTTTGTGATTTGCCTTATGGTGTTACTTCTTGTAAGTGGGATGCAGTTATACCCTTTGAGCCACTTTGGGAACAATACGAAAGAATTATAAATAATGATGGTGCAATAGTTTTGACTTCCGTACAGCCTTTTACAAGTGCTTTGGTAATGAGTAACCCTAAGATGTTTAAATATACTTGGGTGTTTAAAAAGAGCCTACCTGTTGGGCATGGGTACGCTAAATTCAGACCCATGAGTAACCACGAAGATATTTGCGTATTTGGAAAGGGTAAAACGGTTTATAATCCACAGTTTACGCCAAGAGAAAAACCAAGAGTTTACACTCGTAAAAGTGCTTCATTGTCTGGTAGTAGTAGCATGACTTCACACGATGGGAAAACAAGAACATTGAACGGCAAATATCCTGTAACGGTACAAGAGTTTAATACAAGCGTACAAAAAGGTAAGTTGCACCCAACACAAAAACCTGTAGCACTAATGGAATATCTCATTAAGACATACACAAACGAAGGAGACCTAGTACTAGACAACTGTGCAGGAAGCGGAACAACAGGAGTAGCTTGTATAAACACAAACAGGAATTACATCTTAATTGAAAAAGAACCTGAGTACATTGAGATTATAAATAAAAGAATAGCTACCCATGACAAAAAACAACAGTAAAGACTGGAAGACAATTGAGGAAGAATTTAGAAAAGAATACGTAGTTAAGTCAAATGCTGGAACAGGCTTACTAAGATACACAGATGCTGACAAGATAATTGCCTTTTTCAAACACTACTTCCAAGAGTTAGAAGAAAAAGCATGGATGTACGACCAACTAAATAAATAATATGCAAACATACGACCCATTACAGGAAAGAGTAGAAGAATTAGAAGGCATCGTAGATGAGTATAAAAAAACAATTACTGAACTAGAGGAAAAACTTAAAGATTCAGAGCAAGATTCAGAAAACTACTACGAGATACTTATAGATATTTACGATAGATTAAAAAAAGAAATATGATATTCAAAGGATATAATAAAATACACGCATTACATAAAGAAGAATGTGATGGACTCCTAGAGGGTAAGTGTTATATTCAAGAGAAGGTAGACGGTGCGAACGCTTCAATTTGGTTGGAAGAGGATGGGATTCACTGTGGCTCTAGGACAAGAGATTTAACTAAAGCAGGAGATGACTTCAATGGATTCGTTACTTACGTCAACCAACATGAAGGGATTAAGAGATTCTTTCGTAACAATCCTAACTGGAGACTCTGTGGTGAGTGGTTGGTTCGTCACACGATTGGTTACAACGAAACATCATACAAACACTTCTACCTATTCGACATTGAAGTAAACGAAGAAGGTGAAATGCTCAGTATTGAAATGGTAAACGAGATGGCTAAAGAATATGGAATCAAGACGGTTGAGCTATTCGCTGTAGTGGAGAATCCTACACTAGAACAAGTAAAGGAACACGCAGGCAAATCTGTACTCGGAGTGAAGGGCGAAGGTGTTGTAGTTAAGAATCTCGCATACGTAAACAAGTTTGGAGTAAAGCAGTACGGCAAGCTCGTTACACAGGAATTCAAGGAGGATAACGGTATTACGTTCGGTGGGAATAATAAGAGCTCTGACACCTATCATGAAATGTACTACGTTAATAAATTCATGAATCTTGCTCGTGTACAAAAGAACTTCCATAAACTAGAAAGCATGGAAGGACGACTTGACATGAAGTATATTCCACGTATGATGGGTATGTGCTATCACGACCTCATTACAGAGGAATGTTGGGAGATAGCAAAGGATATGGGTAAGTCAAACAAACCATTCGACTTCAAAGCCTTTGAGAATCTTTGCAATAAGAAATCAAAAAGTATCTTTATAGAATTATTAACAGGTGATATAAGTGTTGCAAATCTATGAAACTAATATTAATGCGAGGGCTACCAGGATGCGGTAAGAGTACCCTAGCCGAAAAGATAATGAAAGAATCAGGTGGGACTGTTAGATTGAATAAAGACCTCCTACGTGAGATGTTGCACTTCAATAAATTTACAGGAAAGAACGAAGGTGTCACACAAGAAGTTCAGAAATCAATTGCCGTAACACTACTACATGCTGGACTGAATGTTATCATAGACGACACAAATCTTAATCCTAGAATTTTAGAAAGCTGGAAAGAACTAGCAAAAAGATGTGACGCTACTATAGAGATAAAAGACCTAACTGATGTAGATGTTGAAACATGTGTAGGACGAGACTGGGGACGAGGTGAGAAGGTAGGGTACCACGTGATTAAAAAGATGGCACTACAATATCTTGATTACATGAAAGGTGAGAACGTAGTAGTGTGCGACCTTGATGGAACGTTAGCCAACATTGAAAAGCGTAGACATTTAGTTCAAGGTGAAAAGAAATGGAAGGAGTTTTTCGAAGCTATCCCAACTGACACTTTAAGAAGTGATGTGTTGAAGCAGGTTAGAGGGTACGCTCTCGAACACGACGCGAAGATAATCCTTGTATCTGCTAGACCAGAAGACTACCGAAGAATCACAACAGAATGGTTAGTCTCAAATGGAATCTGTCTAGTTGAACGTCCAGGACATGGAATCTGGAATATAGACCCAAAGAACAGGACACCATACGAACTACTCATTATGAGAAATAGCAACGACACACGACCTGATACCGAAGTGAAAGCAGAGATTGTTGACAACTACCTTTCCAAGTTAAACATAGTAGCATGGTTCGATGATAGACCATCTGTCATTCGTACAATCAGAGAGAAAGGAATAGACGTTATAGATGTAGGTGATGGTAAAGAATTCTAATATGAAATCATTTAAAATAACAATACCAAAGGAGTTAAGATTAGGGCAGATACTATTCAACTTTCTATCTTGGATGCGGACATACGAGAATATAGCTCAAGATGAGAATGCTAGGATGGCTGACCCATTCTACCTCTCAGACGACAGAATGATAGAGCTGTGGCATAAATACTTACAATTCATACATGCGTACGATAGGAAGCAAAAACAAGAAGAGGAGTGAGCCTTGTTACAAAGGTCCAATACCTTCATACGAAGCATTTGTTACTTTGTACATGAAGATTCACCAACCAGAAGAGTGGAAGATGATAAAGAAGTATGAAAGGTTTATGGAGGATATTGAGAAGACAAATTTTAACAAATACAGTAAAGTAAACTACGACTTCTTAGTCAAGGCAGGATTATATCAAAGAACAAAAAGTAAATATAAATTATGAACAAACACGAATTTATTGAACGACTACGAGAGGTATGGGAACGGAGTGATTTATCATTCTCAGAGTTGATGGCTAATGTATTCCCAGATGAAATAAACTACATCTCAGATAGAAATATTATTGAACGTTTAGAATCACTATATGTTGACAAAGAAGAATAAATCGTATATACTTATTAGGTCATTAACAATGACATAGTATGTTACCAGTAAACGGAAAAACAGCTATAGTTAGAGTCTGCACGTTCTACTCGATGCTCTTTGAACAAAGGTACGGTTTCAAACCAATACTCAAGTATCCAATGTTGGGTAAGGTATTAAAGCCAGTACTAGACCAGTTCTCAGAGTGGCAAGTAGCACTCCTTGTTCTCATATTTATGAACTGGCAAGGTGCAGATAATAACTCGGAATTTGAAAAGAGAAAGCTCCAAGACAAGTGTTATCCACTCAACTGGATGCCTATGAACATCAACGCATACATAGCGTTTGCGAAGAATTACCTAGGTATAGTATTTGAGGACGAAAACGAGGTAAAAGAGTACGTTATAGATACATTACGAGGCTTAAAATTGCGTTTTAACGAGGTCGAAAATGGGTAGACGTATGTTACATCATCTTTTTGATTTACGTTCGTCTACGAGCCTTATACGAAGCCACAGAGCATGGAGATAACAAGTATCAGCGACAGTTTGAGTAAAAAAGCCGATTTTACTGAAAAAGCTGAAAAAATGGCATCAGATTTGATGGAAAGTGAGGTTGGATTGTCCTATTTAGAAGGTAGAGGACTGTCTAAAAACACTATCACTCATTTCGGATTAGGGTACAATAAAGAGAAAAATGCTATCTCTATTCCACACTACAAACGAGGAGTAGTGGTAGCGATTAAGTACAGGTTCATTGAAGGAGAGACAAGGTACGGTAGCGAGAAAGGAGGTATGCCTTGGGTCTTTAACGAAGGAGGTATAGATGTAGGAAGGAACATGGGAGGTATTCTTATAACGGAGGGTGAGTTCGATGCGATGGCAGCTCATCAAGCTGGGGTTAGAAATGTAGTAAGTTCAGGCGGGGCAGATGCGATAGGAACTTGGATTGAACTACTCTCGACCATTCCAAAGATTTATACAGCCTTCGATAACGATGACGCAGGTAAGAAAGGTTCAAAGAAGTTTGCAGAGAGAATTGGGATAGATAAATGCTTCGAGGTAAACTTCGAAGATAAAGATTTAAGTGAGTTCTTTAAAAAGAATAGCATAGAAAAGTTCAGGGAAATAATCAAGGAGGCTACACCTTTCTACAAGTATCAATTCACTGGGATTGTAGACATCATCGAGCAGTTACGGACTAAGACTCCTAATACATTGATGAGTAAATTCATCCCAGGGGTTAAAATGGAGAAGGACTGGCTCGTCACAGTGCTAGCCGACACGAACATAGGTAAAACATCCTACGTGTTGAATATAGCAGATGAGATGAGTTCTAATGGTGTACCTACCCTGGTTATGCCATTCGAGGGCGGAATTGAGTTTGTAGGAAAAAGATTCCTACAGATTAAATTTAATAAGTCCCAAGATGACTTTGTGTATGCAGATAACGATGAGTGGGATGATATCGTAGACAAGTGTTCTAATACACCTGTGTACCTATCAACTCCAAAGAAAACTGAAATATTGGACACATTAAAGAAAGCTAAAATGTTGTTTGATATTCAAGTTGTCATTGTAGACCACTTAGACTATCTAGTTAGAAACGTCCAAGGTAACCGAGCTGAGGAGATTGCTAACACATTACAAAGTCTGAAGCGGTTTGGAGAAGATAATAAGATGTTGATGATAGTTGTGTCACACATCAAACGTTTGGAATCAGGTTCAGCTTTGAAGAGGAAACCTACACTGCACGATGCAAAGGGTTCATCCTCTATTGAGCAGGACTCCCAAGTAGTTCTAGTTCTAAGTCGTCCATCTGAAAGTGAAATGGAAGTAGACGTACAAAAGAACAAAGGACCCATGAGAAACGGAACGTATGAGATAAACAACGCGACAGGTAAATTAATTAAAGAAATAACGACAGATTTTAAAACATGAAAGTAACATTAACACGAGTATCACGGACAAATAAAGAAATCCAAGGCAAGTCAGTTCCAACAGTAGGTATCCAGACAAAAGAGCACGGAGAGAAGTGGTTGAATACATTTAAGACTCAAGGAACAGAACAGTGGTATGAAGGTCAGCAAGTAGACATTGTTGTAACTGAGAAGAAAACTGACAAAGGAACATACCTAAACTTCACAGTAGAACAACCACTTGACCCACGAATTGAAGAACGATTAAGTAAGCTAGAAAAAGAAGTATTTAAAGGTAACTTCGCTAAAGCCGTAGACCATGCTTACACAGACTTCCAACAACCAGATTTCTAGTCCTTTAGAGGCTCACCAACTATTATTAAAGATGGTGCATCACGCGAAGATTAACTTCGTACAAATGGGTGCAGTTCTTAAATATTTAAAGGAAGGTGACAACTTTAAACTGACGACAGGTGGAATTGATACATGGGAAGAGTATGTTCGTCAACCTGAGATTTCCCTCTCAAATGGAGAATCAAATCGGTTAATTCAAATATACGAAGTTTTCTGTGAGAAGTTTGGATACACTGTAGAAAAGATAGCCAGTGTACCAGTCAAGAATCTACACTACTTGCTTCCAATAGCAAAAGAGTCAGAGGATAAAGAAGAAATAGACCGACTCGTTACAAACGCAGAACTCCTCACACAGAAAGACTTTCGAGATAGAGTATTTGAGTTAAAAACAGATGGACCTAGGACATACGAATACTACGTCATGGAGAAATGTATAGAGACAGGTAACATGAAACGAGTATACGACATCCCAGAACAAGATATTCGAGCGTTAATTATTAAATATAACACAGAAATAGAATTATGAATAAGTTTATGAAATGGTTGTATCCAGAAGAAGCGTTAATAGAACAGTTTGAAGACAGACTTGAGTGTGTAGAATGTTTACAAGAAGAACTGCACAGGAGTTACCATTCAAACATGGCGCAGGTTCTAAAAGCTATGGAGGTTCAGACCAATAGTATTAAGGAACTTATGGCAGAAGTAGCAGAGCTACGTTCACGGATTAAATCTTTGGAACATGAAGTACTCCTTCTTGATGAAGATTACCAAGAGTTCCAAGCAGGGTCTAAGACAAACTTCCTTAACATTGCTATGCGAACTAAATTGAAGCCAAAAGATTTAGTTTCATTCCCTAAAGGGTTTGAAAAGTACTCAGAAGAAGTAGAAGATTTAGCAGAAGAAACCTTGACAAATCTACCTGGATAGGGTAAAATATAGTAAGTTAGTTCTTTCTCCTGTCACAGCAACCTAGCATACCTATCTGTCGGTAGGTAATAGCTGGTTGTGCAGAGTGTATTCTTCGCTGCCAAGCCCTGGTGCACTCTATACAGCCAGTTAATGTTCTAGTGAGAACTTCTGATTTCTCTAAAACTTATTTATAAGATACTTAACAGCAATAATTATTCTGTTAATGAGTGTCACTATAGCTATAGCTGACCAAGAAGTACCACCCTTACCAGTGGAACTTACATTAACGGAATCAATTAACAAGTTCGCTAAAGAGTACGATATACCAGCACGATGGCTCACAAACCTTGCTACATGTGAAAGTTCCTATGGAACACGTCTCGTCGGTGACGGTGGCAACGCAAGAGGGGTATACCAATACTGGAATCGTACATGGGAATGGTTTGAAAAACTTTCAGGGATGGATTTAGATAGAGAGAGTTACTATGACCAAAGCCGTTTGACTGCATGGGCTTTAGCAAATGGATACGGTTCTCACTGGACTTGTTCCTATGAGACTGGAAAACCAAGATTTTAGACGAACTGAAACATATCGTTAGAGCTAGGACAAAATCAGACAAAACCTAGCAGAAAAATAATTAAGAGGAAACTCTTATTATTTTTTAAACAAAAACGTAATGACAAAACAAAAGAAGACACTACTATTCGACTTGGAAACCGCGCCACTCCTATCATATACATGGGGCATCTGGGAACAGAATGTAGTGGAAGTAAAAAGAGACTGGTATATATTATCAGTAGCATGGAAGTGGTTAGGAGAGAGTAAGGTTCATGTGATGTCTCTTCCACAGTTCAAGAACTGGAATAAGGATAAAGAAGACGACAGTGCATTGATTCAAGAACTCTGGAAGTTATTTGATAAGGCGGATATAGTAATCGCTCATAACGGTAAAGCATTTGATGTTAAAAAGTCTAATGCTAGATTCGTTATGAATGGTTTAACACCACCTTCACCGTACAAAGTTATAGACACCAAGTTAGTAGCCAAGAGATACTTCAAGTTCGACAGTAACAGTTTAAATGAGTTAGGTAAATATCTCAAGGTAGGTAAGAAGTTAAGTACAGGTGGGTTTGAGTTGTGGAAAGGGTGCATGATGGGCGATGTTAAGTCGTGGAACAAGATGTGTCGGTATAACAAGCAGGATGTTGTTCTATTAGAAGATGTATATCTAAAACTCCTTCCTTGGATTGAAAACCACCCAGGTGATGACGGTGTTAATTGCCCTAACTGTGAGTCAGATAATATGCAGAAACGAGGTACTGTGACCATTAAAGGAAGAATCAAGAAACAAAGGTATCAGTGTCAGGATTGTGGAGCTTGGACAACTAGAAAATAATATGCACCAAAAAGTAATATATAAAATACCTAATGGAGACAAGTTCGATGAGTTCGTATTTGACCCAGAAGGTAAAGGAAAGAGTCGGTATCAATTGAATGTGGTAGGAATGACAGGTGTTACAACTATCATAGGGGCTATAGCGAAGCCTAATCTTATAGACTGGGCTGCTACAGAGGCTTATAAAGACTCAATTGGAAAGACTAGAGAAGAGATTGAAACTATCCTTAAAGATAAGACATACGCTCACAAGAGACGCTCTGATTCAGCTAAGGATATAGGAAAGGACGCACATGACTGGGTAGAACGGTACATTAAAAGTAAAATAGAAGGCAAAGAGGAACCTAAGCTCGACAAAGATACAGCTCACATCTGTATTCGATTTAGAGAGTGGGCTGTGAATAATAACGTTAAGTTTGTTGCCTCAGAGCTTTCAGTATTCTCTCGCAAGTACTTTTACGCAGGAACGTTTGACTTCGTATGTGAGATAGAAGGTAAAAGGTATCTAGGGGACTTCAAAACCTCCTCAGGAATCTACGGACGAGAGTACTTCGCTCAATGTGCTGCGTATCGTCTCGCCATTGAAGAGAATGGTGCGTTCACTCAGGATGGAACAAGAATGGACCTATCTAATATCACAGGCTCAATCATTGTAAGGTCTGACAAGTTAACTGACGAAGAGGTAAGAGATAAGAACCAAGAAACATTTAACAAATACAAGAGTAATCGTTACGCTAAGACACCTTTTGAGGTAGCGGAGTCTGTAACTGATTACCCTAAAGATGTTAAATACTTCCTAGGGGCATTAGTAGTTTATAAAGAAGGGTTTGAGTATGAGGTAGAAATTGATAAAATTATATAATATGGACTACGGAATTAAAATAATTCAAATATTGAATAACACTTGGATTGGTAAGCAAGGAGACACAAAGAGTGATGTGTTGGGCTTAGGTGAAGATGGATTGATGTACAAATGGCATAAAGGTACTGGTAAATGGATTCTTTGGGTAATAACAAACTAATATGGATACACTATCAAATGAATTAATTAGAACTTTCGATACAGGGGCTACACGTAACCAGGATAATAAAAAGATAGACCCAGAAGGCTTCCTAAGTCCAACAGTTATTCAGGCTTTCAGTGACTACATGAATAAACATCGTGTGCAAGCTGATGGCTCTATACGTGCATCGGATAACTGGACTAAAGGAATCCCACAAGACGCTTACATGAAATCAATGTGGCGACACTTCCTTGATGTGTGGAGTATCCATAGAGGGATTGCACGATTCGATGAGACTGGTAAAGAGATTGATAAGGTTGAAGCTCTATGTGCTACGCTATTTAATGTACAAGGGATGTTACATGAACAGTTGAAGAAGAAAGATAGTAAGGACCCTTTCTTTGCTGATATGTATTATAGTACGGGTGGCACTACTAATTGTTCAAGGTCTGTGGATAACTGTATTGACAAATAGAAATCATTAGTATACACTGTATACATGACAATAAATAAATTAATGGCTTGGTTGATTATCGTAGTTGTAGGAGTGTTTGCTTATGGAGAGGTTAAGGTTAGATTAGATGAAGCTAAGTATTTCAGAGAAGTTCAACAGTACGAAGTTGACTCTATCTGGAACGCAGAAGGTTACGTGAATACTTACGATAACTGGGGTAGGTTGACAAATTAATTGGAAACTGATAGAATTAGATAGCCGTTTCAAAGTTAAATAGCTGTGCTCCGAGGCTTAATTATCGGAGATTCCAGGATTTATAGTGTAATGGCTAACACATTTGTTTGAAGCACAAATAATCGTAGTTCAAGTCTACGTGAATCCACATTAGCTAATGCTACTTTCTAAACAAGAAGCATAAGGCTAGACCATGTATCTGAGTAGTAAGCTCTGTCATGGTGACGTTGACTGAAATGTCTACACTCTTACTCACAGTGTTCCATTAAAGTAGTTTAGACCTGGGATACTGTGTTAATTATAGTCGCCCACGCCAGACTTCACAGTCGCGTGTGGGTATGGCGGGGTTGAGTAAGGGTAGCTCATCAGGCTCATAACCTGGAGGTGTCCGTTCGATTCGGACCTCCGCTACGTGACATTCGTATAGTAGCATTACGGCTGTTTTCCAAACAGTATACGTTGGTTCGATTCCAACATGTCGCACCTTGATACAGCTTACGTTAAGCTATAGTAATGCGTAAGTAGGTTATCCGTTGTTTACTGCTCACAAACGTAAAGAGAGAGCTCCACAGAGTATATTGTAGTGGCAACATGAGTGCCTTGGATGCATTCGATTGAGGTTCGATTCCTCATTCTCTGACCGTTGTTGTTTGTAAGTAGAAGGGGGAGTGTATCAGATGGAATAATTACCCATCTGTAAGTGGCGAGTAGACGTACTCAGGGCACTCCACCTCCTGCTTATAAACAGGATTGTTCTTTACAAAATTGAAGAAGATAGAAAGTATCGGTGGCGGACAGTGAACCGTATCCGAAATACATATGTAAGTTACGTTGCATATGACGGTTGCTACCCCTGTCGGCTGACGTAACAGTCAAAAGGGGGCTTGCAAGTCAAACCTTGCCCGATACTCTCTGTCTTTTTCAATACTTTTGGTGGGTAGGTGAGGCGACTAAGTTATAACCCAGTGACGAATAAATCGGTGTATGCCGTATCGTTGTGGTAGTTGCCCCACATGCTCATCAAAAGGAGAAAGACATTTAATCAAATAAAAAATATGCCACTAGAAAACGCAACAGAATTAAATCCATTTGGATACTTCAAGCCATCAGACTCAATGTTACCTATTATCCAAGACGCACGTAATGCTTATTCAACATTACATAAGTTTCTTTTGTCGTTACCACCATCTAGGCAGCGTGCTATTGCTATTACAGAGCTTGAAACATCTGCTATGTGGGCAATCAAAGGACTCGTTCTTAATGACTCAGGTTCTACGCAGCCAGAAGTTTCAGGTGTTACTGGGGCTTAGTAGGTTGGTACTAGCACCTCTATATGGGGTGACTGTACCTGTTTATTACAGGATTGTTCTTTCAAAGGAGTTTCAAATGCTTTGGCAGTGTGCATGCTGTGGTGGGAAGATTGACGACCAAGAAGACAACCATGAGGCACTGGAGGTACAAAATGAGTACGGCAGGATATGGCACTTTTATCACCCTCTCTGTATTGATACTTTGCGCTCAATCGAACGCAAACTCGAGGAGTTGGGAACGCCCGAAAAATCATCACTTCCAAAAAAAGTGGTTGGTATTCGCGGCTCGTGGTCGGGGCAATCGTTACACTCAACATGAGGTGTACGTATGAACATCGACAAGCACCATAGGAAGCCTCGCTCAAGGAAGGGTA